AATCGGAGGTGATAACAGTGCCCCCGGCGAAGAAGCCGATGAAGAAGGTCGCAAAGAAGGTAACGAAGAAGGCGCAGCCTAAGGCTGTCGCACGTAAGCCACGAGGGAGCTCTGGCTACTGATGGGAAAGCGTTTCACTTACTACATCGACCTCAGCAACATACAGTTCGCTGATGGTCAGAAGACTTCTTGGCTTCACGCCATGCCTGTTGGCGATGTGGCTCACCCCATCTATGGCGACATCAAGTTCGATACTGAGTCGCTTACGGGGTACGCTAACAGCGTCAAGACTCGTGTGCTGGGTACTGTAGATCCTGCGATCGACTACGATCACATGGCACACAGCGGCGTAGCAGCTGGTTGGGTGAAGGATGCCAAGACACAGTTCGGTGGCGGAGATGGTGACGGTCTTCAGCTGTTCGTCGAATGGACGGATGAAGCGGTTCGCAAGATCAAGAACAAGGAATATCGGTACTTCTCTCCGACGTTCGACGACGAGTGGGAAGACCAGACAGGCAGCAAGCACAAGCATGTGATCTTTGGCGGTGCGATCACGAACCGTCCGTACCTCAAGAACTTGGTACCTCTCAACATGTCCGATCTTACGTTCGGACCGGTTGATCCTGCACCACCCGTCCCTCCGAAGGAGAAGGAAGTGGACCTGAAGAAGCTCGCGGAGATCCTCGGGCTGGCTGCGGACACTCCCGAGGCTGACATCTACAAGGCCTTTGGCGAGCGTCTTCAGGCACCGAAGCCTCCGACCGATCCAGCTCCTGCACCTCCGCCGGCTCCGTTCGAGCTGACTGAGGACATGAAGAAGCTAGCGGCTGGTAACCCACAGCTCAAGCACGTGTTCGAAACGATACAGCATCTCGCAGCGCAGAATGTGGAGAATCGGAATAAGCTTCTGGAGCAGGGCGTAGATTCACGCCTGTCTGAGTTCGACCGCGCTCACATGGTTCTGTCGCCGGTCGCCAAGGATGCCGTGAAGAAGCTTGCTTTGACGCTGTCTGCTGACCAGCAAAAGGAGTTCTGGGACATTCTCACCTCCATGCGCGATAACAACAGCTTCTTCGTCGAGCTTGGCGAGCGTGGGTCGTCCCACGTTGATCCTGGTCGTGGCCAGCGTGAGGCCAGTTCCGTCCTGAGTGAGAAGGTCAAGGCGCTTATGGCGCAGGACCCGAAGCTGTCACAGACTGACGCACTCGACAAGGTGCTGATGGCTGAGCCATCGTTGTGGGCACAGTACCGTAGCCAGAGCTACATCACCCAGCAGCCGTAAGGAGGTAGACTAAATGGCACACGGTGGAAACCCCGTGATCGTTAAGGGCTGGAAGGTCCTTTCGACGTACAACTCCTCGGCAGCTGCGGGTGTTACCTGGTTCCGTGGTGTGAAGATCAGTGCCACAGCTGACTTCATCGACCTGAACGTAGCAGCAACTACCATGGGCATTGGTATCGTTCAGGAGAACATTGACCAGGCCAAGGTTGCGACCGGTAAGGCTGTAGCCGGAGTCATGATGATCGGCATCAGCAAGCTCTTCGTTCAGACGGCCACCTCGATCGTTCAGGGTAGCCGACTGTCGCTGGGCAACGCTGGCGGTGCCATCATTGCTGCGTCGACCAACCAGGTGATCGGTATCAACCTCACGGCTGGAACGATCGCAGCAGGTGACCTGATCGATGTTCTTCTCACAACTGGCCAAGTGGCTCCGTAACCAGACCTGAAGGGAGTGACAAGGTGACTGGTCCTATGCAATTGGCGGCCTACAACCCTACCGGGTCTGGTAACGTCCACATCGATCAGATTCTGACGCAGATCTCGATCGCGTGGCCGAACGAAGGCATGGTTGGACGGGTTCTGTTTCCAGCCGTCAACGTGCGAAAGCAGTCAGACAAGTACTACATCTTCGGCCGTGAGGCATGGCTGCCGGAGAGTGGCGACGTTCGGGCACCTGGCGCAATGGCAAACGAGGTTCCGGGCTACCAGGTTTCGACGGATACCTACTACGCCCAGGAGCATGCGCTCCAGATCGCAGTGACTGACGAAGAGCGTGACAACGTCGACAGCCCGCTGGCGCCTGACCGTGACGCCACTGAGCTGGTGACGATGCGTGTGATGCTCGGTCGCGAGCTGCTCATGAAGACGCTCGCTACTACTGCTGGCAACTATGCCTCGGGTAACACCGTAACGTTGTCGGGTACTACGCAGTGGAGCGACTACGTCAACTCTGACCCGATCGCGGACCTTCGTACGGGCAAAGCCACCATTCACTCTCGGATCTTCCTGGAGCCTACGGTGGGCATCTTCCCGTACCAAGTGATGACGAAGCTCGAAGACCACCCGGACTTCCTGGAGCGCATCAAGTACTCCGAGCGAGCCATCTTCAGTCCTGAGCTTCTGTCGGCTGTCCTAGGTTTGGGTCGTGTCGTCGTTCCCGGTGTCGGCTTCAACTCGGCCAATGAAGGTCAGCCGGTGTCGCTCGGCTATCTATGGGGTAAGGACGTCATTCTGGCGTACGCACCCAGCCGGCCAGGTCTACGGATTCCTGCCTACGGGTACGAGTTCGTCTGGGGCACGCAGTACGTTGATCGGTGGCGTGAAGAGGCTCGGAAGTCCGACCTCATTCGTGCGCAGCGTCGGTACGACCTGAAGCTCACAGCTCAGGGCGATCCCGGCACGGCAGATGCGGGCAAGGAAATTGCAGGATACCTGATCAAGACTGCTGTAGCATAACCATCGGAGGTGGTTAACGTGGCAAAGAAGTTCCGAGCGGTAACGAGAATTCGGCACGGGTTCGACAAGCCTGGCCAGGATGCTGATGGCAACGAGATCAGCGTCAACGAAGTTAGGGAGTTCGAACCTGGTCAGGTCGTGTCTGGTCTGTCAGCGAAAGATATGAAGCAGTTGTGGGAAGCTGGCGCGCTCGAGGAAGTTCCCGGCGAAGTTGTTTCTGAGAGCAGCGACGCTCCTGCAGCGCAGGGTGGGGGTACCGAAACTACTCCGGTGGTCAAGGCAGTAGAGACCGCTCCGGCGGTCAAGGTTGTCGAGACTCCCAAGGAGTAGCTAGGTATAGGTGAGAGGGTTGTGCGTACCGCTAGCTAGTGTGATGTGCAGGCGGGCACTCTGCTAGTAGTACGCACAACCTTCTCGGGAAGCTGGTTGCAGTGCCTCGAATTACTGTGGAGCACGCACGAGGATGGGCAGAGAATACCAAGCTGCCCATTATAGTTCTGGACGAGCGCCTGCTAGACCAGCTGGAGACTGAGGTTCTCGGGCGCATAGCTGTAGCTTATGACGTTACTACCTGGGTCGACGATGCTACAACACCGCCGCTTGTTCAGGTAGCAATCGCTAAGCTGTATGTCGCCTGGATCTACCGTAGAGCGTATAGCGAGGCGATTAGCGAGAACGATGCAGCGTACGCCGCAATGCTTCAGACCAATGCGGAGATGCTGATCACAGGCATAGCCGATGGTACTATCGAGCTGCCAGGACTTACGACTACTGCAGGGACTGCTGAGTTCTATCCCACTGACGCATCCTCAGCAATGGAGCCCACCTTCGATGATCCGTCTTTGGGCCCTGCGAAGTTCTCGATGGGTCAGGTGTTCTGATGGCTCTGCAGCCTATGCCTATCTCGTCAGGGACGATTTACGGGGCACATATTCGGACGTCTGTTAGGGGTGTACGTTTCGACGGTGACTTAGAGGCTGGATGGATGTTTACGCCGTCTGTCGGAATGGTTGCTAAGGATGTCGATAGGCTCGGACTCGACATTCAGTCATTTCGTGAGCCACTAACACGATCCGTGAAGCTCGTTATCATCCCTTCTATTCGGAAGAACTTCCAAGTAGGCGGTAGGCCTCCGTGGGAGCCACTATCTGAAACAACTATCAAACTTCGCAACTTTAGCGCTTGGCCGATCTTGGAACGCTCCGGTAGACTTCGGAGGGCTGCAACATCGTTCAAGATCTGGAGTATTGGCGACGCAAGTGCTACTGTGCGCTCACTGCCAAAGGAAGCTTGGTACGGGGTCGTACACCAAGCAGGGTATGGTTCTGAATTAGGTGCAGGCAACTGGTTCAAGAAGTACCAGAATGCTGCCAGGAAGATACTAGGCCCGACAGCTTTTCAGAGTGAAGTTGACAGGCTGGGGTTCGAGCTATTCGACAAGCGCACACTGAAGCACGGCGGCGCACCTCGGGCAGCTCCTTCGATTCCGCAACGTCGGTTCATCATGTTCCAGGACCAAGATATTGATAGGGTCCAGCAAGTCTTTGCGGAGTGGTTGGAAGAGCGTGCAGAAAAGGTAGGTAGGTTCACGCGCCCTGGCGGTAGGAGGTATCGTGGCCGATAACCTTACCGACAGCATCCTGACTGTTTCCTTACGAATCTTTGACCTACTAACGAACGAGGCATCCCTGCTGGGCATTGAGGGTGTCTCGTATGGAGATCAGGCTTTCGTGCCCAAGACACCTTGGGCTTGCATAGAGCCTGGGCGAAAGACGCGTCCTCTAGATGGTGTACCGGATATGACGCTGAATGAGATTTCCGTCTACATTCTGGTCTACCACTCAGTCGTGAGTCCTAATCCGGAAGCTACTGGTGGAACGCAGAGCACACGTATGGACAGCATCAGGTTTGCAGAGGCCATTGAGAAATGGCTGCACATCAGTCACCTGAATCTGAGAGACGCTGCTGGTGACAGGATCGTCATTCATGGCTGGTGCACCGAAACTGATCCAGGTTACACCTTCAAGCAGCAGCAGCAAACGTTGTACAACTCAGTGCAGCTTACTTGGACTGGGCTGACCAAGACTAGGCTTCAGCAGCTCTAGCGGGAGGAACAGTGGAGTACAAAGTTACGAACAGGAGTGATGTGTCCGTCACTATTGACGGCCTTGGCGTCCTCCCGCCTGGTAAGACGCATGTGTTCACACATGAGGCTGCGCAGGCGTTTAGGGATATGCGTGGCTTGCCTCTGGTTCAAGCGAACATGCCTGAGGGCGTCGAGATCGTTGTCCTGCTTGGTCCTGAGGAGGCTTCTGGACGCGCAGCCGTGCCTGGTGACATCCTTGGCCTCAGCTCGTCCGCTGACAAGGACGCTTCGCAGGGGGAGGAGGTGAACTGACATGCCTCAGGACATTGGCGCTACCGGCCTAATGGGCGTAGCTTTCGAAGTGACTCCTGGAACCTACGTCGCACCAGCTAAGTACATCCCGATCCTCAATGAGAACTTGAAAGTGAACGAGGATACACAAATCCGTCGGCCAATTCGTGAGTCAGCTGATGCGATCGGTGCAGTTGCTGGCAACGAGAACCCCGATGGTGACGTGAACATGGAGGCATTAGAGGACTGCGTTCTCTACTTCCTACATGCAGCGCGTGCGACAGTTGTCAAGTCAGGCGCTACTAACTTCACATACACGTACACACCCAGCTCTGCTGCTCTGCCTCCCAACAAGACACTGTCTTGTACAGTAAAGCGTTCCGGTCAAATCTTCGGCTACGTCGGCTGCACCGTGGGCCAGTTCCGTTTCACTGTCAACAACGGAGTCCTAGGCTTCGGTGTTACGATCGTTGCACGCAATGAAGCATCGCAGTCCAGCCCGTCAGCTACGTGGCCTACTACGGCTCCATTCGGAGCTGGCATGTACTCCATCGAGATCCCTACAGCCACACCTGTAACTGATGTGGACACTTTCGAGTGGACGTGCAACGACAACGCCGTGCCAGAGTTCCGTCTCAAGAGCACTAGCCGCGGTGCTGACTTTGTTCACTTCGGCGAGCGTGAGCTCGGAATCACTCTCGGGCGTGACTTCCAGACCCGTGCTGACTACGACCTCTTCAAGTCAGTAACGGCACAAAGTATCACACTGACGGCGACCAAGGGTGCTAACAATAGCATTTCGCTCGTTACCCCTTCGACCATCAAGAAGACCTACGAGGTCGGCCTGAGCGGGCAGGGCGATCTCCTTCGTGCCGCGATCCAATACCAGCCGTTACTTGGATCGCCAGCCGCATATCAGATCATTGTCAAGAGTCAGGAAGACATCACGTAATGACATTACACGACTGGGTACTTCTTGTACTTCGGACCGCTCTGTTCGTGATGGTCGTGCACATCGCATTGCTTGACTGGCTGACTAAATCGGAGGATACGATGCCAGTTGTTGTAACGGGTGCCATAGAGCACTTCGACTTGAGAACTGCGCCACCTGATGGGTACGTGAACATCAAGCGCCTTTCGCACGGTGAGAAGATGCAGAGGCGTCAGTTTACGTCCAAGATGGCCATGGAAGCGAGTAAGGGCAGCAAGAACGTAAAGACCGAAGTAGACCTCTTCAATGCTGAAGTGACCTACTTCGATTGGGCTCACGCCATCGTTGACCACAACCTGCAGGACAAAGATGGACGTCCACTCGACTTTCGTAACCGTGATGACGTGAAGAAGGTGGATGGCAACGTAGCTGAAGAGGTCGACACCTACATCGATAAGGTGAACAACTTCGAGGAGGACGAGGATACGGGAAAATCGCCGGGTACATCCGAGCCGCTGTCGTCCTTGACAGACCCCTCTCAGCCACAGACGAACTCAGCATCACCACCGCAGAGTTCCTAGAGCTGATTGTCATGTGTAAGGCCTTGCACGCACTACCTCAAGCTGGAGGTCTACTAGACCAGGATAGCCTCTTCGTGTACCTAGCAGGTGTATACGAGCAAGCTACTGGCGAGCGTGCAGAGCTTGAGCGAGCCAATCAGCAGGCAGCAGCCAAGTAGGATGGTGATCTGTGCCCGCGTCGACCAGGGAGATCTATCTTCTGCTAAGGGCCCGAGACGAGGCTTCTCGCGTCGTTCGTGGCTTTAGCGCTGAGCTACTCAGGTCGGCAACGCAGGCGCAGGTTGCCATGCTTCGCAACGAAGCAGCCAATAAACGTGCTGAAGCACAGGCACTTCGTACTACGGCAGCTGTCAAGCTGAAGGAAGCTGCAGAGATGCGAGCACAGGGCGCATCTCGGGCTAGGGTTGCGACTGTACTAGCTGCCGCAGCTGCTAACCGTGCACAGGCAATGGAGCTCGACAACACGTCACGAGCTTTGGAGCGTCAAGCCAGAGAGCTCGAGATCAATGAGCACCGCCTGCGAAGATTCACGCAGTCTACACAAACCGTGGCTATGGGCTTGGAGACTGTCGGTATCGCTATGGCAGTCGTCGGTGCCGTAGGCTTGAAGTTCTTCTTCAGCTCGTCGAAGATGTTCATCGAGTATCAGCGCCAGGTCGCTCTTACCAAGACGCAGGTTGACGACTTCACGACTTCCATGCAGCAGCTAAGTGACATCGGTCTGAATGTCGCACGTAACATCGCTGTACCATTCCAGCAGATCCAGCCAGCGTTGTTTGACATCTTCTCCTCCATGGACGTGAACGTCCACGAAGCAGAGATCTTGCTGGAGAACTTTTCCAAGGCAGCTGTTGCAGGCCAAGTCGAGATTCAGGATGCTGCACGTGGCACCATTGCTATCCTGAATGCTTACAACCTTCCTGCCAAGGAAGTAACTCGCATCCTAGACATCCAGTTCAAGCTGGTCCAAAAGGGTGTAGGTACTTACGAAGAGTTCGCAAAGGTCTTTGGCCGAATCGTGCCCGCAGCTACGAGGTCCGGTCAGAGCTTCGAAACTGTAGCAGCGATGTTGGCGTTCATGACCCGTAACGGTCAGAGTGCTGCACAAGCTTCTACAGCTGCCGCTCGTGCACTTGAACTCTTTACACACCCTAAGGCAGTAGACAATCTTGCCAAGCTTGGTGTTAAGGTCAAGGACGCTAAGGGTAACTTCCTCCCCTTGATCGACATCCTGAAGGACCTTCGCACCGAGCTGAACAAGATGCCTCCTGCAGACCGCGTTGCTACCATCGTGGACGTCTTTAGGGGTTCAGGCTTTAACATTCAGGCCCGACGATTCCTAGAACAAGTTGTACTGCGTCCGGGTGAGCTGGAGGACTTCGAACAGCTTCTCGGAGAGATGACGAACTCCACTGGACAGTTCGGTGAAAAGTATGCAGAGATGGCTGACACGGCAGCTGCTAAGACACAGCTGCTTGCCAACAGATGGGCTGTGCTCCGCGTCGGAATTGGCGAGGCAGCAACACCGGTGCTGCTTAAGCTAGTCGACTTCCTAGGCAAGATTGTTGAGTGGTTCAACAAGCTTAGCCCGAGGGTCAAGAACATCATTACGCAATTCGGTGTTTGGACAACGGTCGGCCTTATCCTTGGCGGTGTACTACTAGCTACTGTCGGCTTCCTCGCAGCACTAACTGCGGCCTTTGTAGTTGCTGGTGCAGAGATCCTGGTAGTGATCGGGGTTATCACAGGACTAATCTCGATCCTTGCAGGTGCCGGTACTGCCATCTACGTCTTGTGGCAGAAGAGCTCCAGATTCAGGCAGCTTGCAGAGAATCTGAAGGGTTCCTTCCTAGAGCTTTGGCACGACGTAGTAGTTCCGTTCTTCCAGGCTGTCGGGAAGGCTTGGAATGAGCACATGCAGCCTGCCCTGAATAAGCTTTGGGATGTGATAACTCAGCGAATCATTCCAGTGTTCAACAGCTGGGTTTCAGTCTTCCGTGAGCAGGCGCTTCCGGCAATCAAGGAAGTTGCTCACCACGTCTCGGAGTTCTTAGCAGGAGCCTTCCGACTTGTAGCGGATCTGATCCAAAAGCTTCTTGTTCCTGCTATCGAACGAGCTACCAAGTTCTACTTCGATCACAAGACTGAGATCGACAAGGTAGTAGGGTTCCTGATCATTCTAGGCAAGCACCTGTTGATCGTGGGCGCGTTCTTTGCAGCTGTATTCGGTGGCACTGTAGCTATCACAGTCATTGGCTCGCTGGTCCTGTTCATCAACATGGTACTCTTTGCTGTAGGAGCCATACTGCAGCTCATCAGCTGGGTCAAGTCCTTGTGGAACTGGTTCAAGAGCATTCCGGGTGTCATTCAAGTCGCTGTCGCAGGCTTCTTGGCCTGGGTGAGCGTCATCAGAGGTTTCCTGAACGAAATTCCTGCACGACTCGCTGCGTTCTTCGCCAACGCGGGCACCTGGCTGTACAACGCTGGCCGCAACCTGATACAAGGGTTCATCAACGGCATCGGGTCAATGTTTAACTCGCTTAGGGACAAAGCCGAAAGCGCTGCACGTATCGTAACCAACTTCCTTCACGTTAGCAGTCCTGCCAAGATGGGGCCCCTTTCAGGTACTGGTGATCCTTACCTTATGGGTAAGAGAGTCACAAAGTTGTTCGCAGAAGGTCTCGCGTCTGGTAGTGCAGGCATTGGCCCAGCTTCGTCTAGGTTGGCATTGGCAGGTACCCAAGGCGGTGTGGGGGTTGGGTCGAATGCGACGGCATCGAAGATCGTGAATCAAACGTTTAACATTACCACACAGGAGATCGACCCTCAGTACCATTCAGCCCAACTTGGTTGGCGCATAGAGAATAGGATGGGCTGATGTCGCTGACTGAGAGCTTTACGTTTAAGTTGGGAGATAGCGGTATAGTTCTCAATACGGATTCGATCGGTCTTCCTTTCTTCGACATAAATAGGGTCACAGGCCTCTCTAATGCACCCTATCGTGAAACTGAACGTGACCACGAAGGACAGGATGGCGGCTTCATCGACGCTGAGTTCGAGAAGGGTCGACACATAGTCATCGAAGGCACTGCTTACGCTGACGCTTTGACTATGGAGTCGTATCTCGACACGCTCAAGGCGAACTATGCGCCTTCCACTAGTCTTGTCCCGTTGTACTTTCTAGCGCCAGGACGTCCGGAGCGTCTACTGTTCGTTAAGCCCTTGGGCGTCAGCTACGACTGGGATATGTTCAGACGCATAGGAACTGCAAACGCTCAGATCAGGATGTTTGCAGAGGACCCTCGGATTTATGATTCAACCGAACAGAGCTATACGACAAACTTGACTGATGTGGTAACGAGCGGCTTCGGGTTCAGTTTGGGCTTCAGTTTTGGTTTTGGCACGACAACAGCTGTCCAAAACGGAATTACAGTAACAAATAGCGGTAACCGCTCCACGCCGGCCACGTTTACAATAACAGGCCCTGTGACTGACCCGCAGATAGTTAATGACGCAACTGGGCAACGTCTCAAGTTCAGCAGCATAACACTTACTGCACTCGAGACGCTAGTCGTCAATACTTACTATCGTACAGCTAGACTCAATGGCACGTCGAATAGGCGCAACAACTTGGTACAAGCGGACTGGTTCAACTTGGAGCCTGGTGAGACGTCTATTCGCTTCCAGGCTGCCTCTTCAGATCCGTCAGCAACTTTGAACATCAAGTTCCGTAACGCTTGGCGCTGAGGAAGGATGTGACTAAATGACCGAGCAAAACCCTCCCGGCTTTCTTCAGAACGCTGGCGCTACGCATACTGCTGCACAGCTTCGCGGATACATAGCAGCTCTGACTGCTGCTCGTAACTCGGCTAGCAACTTGCGTCCTAAGGGTGGTGTGCATCCGAGACGTGGTGGACAATTCACAGTTAGCGAAACAGGCTCACCAAGCATGGCAGTTGAAGTACAGTCTGGTTGGGCTCTCGTTCCGGGCAGTGAAAGTTCCACTCAGGCTGGGTATTGGGTTTTCAACGACAGTACCATTACCGAGTCAGTTGATACCTCGCATGGGTCGCTGCCGAGGATTGACATTGCAGTTTTGCAGGTTCGCGACGCGTTTTACTCGGGAGCCAGTAATGACTGGTTTATTGATGTTGTAACAGGTACGCCCGCTTCGTCACCTGTAGCACCTACAGCGCCAGCGAACTCATTGATCCTGGCTGAGATTCTTGTCCCTGCTGCGAGTTCGACGGTCGTCAATGCCAACATTACCGACAAGCGCGATTACCTAGCGAGCACTGGCGGCATACAGTTTGGCACGAATGCCGTCATTGGCGCTTATGATCTTGCGCTGTTTCCTGAGGGTCAGCTGTTCTATGCTGAAGACGCAACTTCCGATGCGTTGACAATTAAAGATACGCCTACTACACGTGTACCGGTT